AAACATTTGACCTCTCACATCTACATTTGTTAATTCTTTAAAATATCGTTGATTTGCTAACCACGAAAATATCACTAAGCACATCACTAAATCATCTGTTGCACCAGCCTCAGCCTCAAAAGATTTTCCTTTAGATATAAAGGTTGATAATTCTGCAATAATATCAAAGTCTGTAATAAGTAATTTATCCCCCTCGATTAAACTTTTGAGATTAGAAGTTCCAATCTTTTTCGTACCTTTAGTCATTCTCAAGCCTAGTTGATTGCCACGACCACTAAATCCCCCACCTAATACTTGTCCAGAACGACCTCTTTGTGTAACCATCATCATGTTATCATATTCTAATTCAAACTGTAAGTTATCTGCTACTTGTTGTCCTAAATCGTTTATCTCTATTAAAATAAATGCTTTGTTATAATGTTTTGCAACCCTATCTATAATACTAGGAAAAAGAAGAGGTTTAATTTCATTATTTCTATACTTTGCAACTACTTTATATGGTACACTTGTACAATCTATCACACAAAAGGCTGAATAATCACTTGTTAATCCTCTTGATACATCAACTGTCATTGTGTAAAGGCGGTCTTTCTTTGGCATTTCGTAAACATCTAAACCACCACTTCGTTTAGGTTCAACAACAGGCATAAGTTTTATTTTACTTGCATTGATAAGTGTGTCAACACTACCTAGAAACTCACATTCAAATTCTGTTGCAAATTGTGATTCACTTGTATTCTTAATTGTTTGTTCTTTCCATTTCTCATCACGACCTGGTACTTCACTCCAATGTACTTCGACAGGAACAAAAGTACTTTTCTTATTTGTTGCATCCATCCACATCTTGTAAAACATATTCATACCATGTGGTGTAGATACTATCATCACCTTTGATGATTTACCAGATGATATTGTAGGATAAACTGAACTAAAAAATTCTTCGGCAATATTATTCGGTACATAAGCAAACTCATCTAAGAATATTATATTAAAGGTACTTCCTCGAACAGCACTAGAAGAAGTACTTGCCGCTACAATTCTACTTCCGTTTTCTAATTCGAGTGAACCTTTGTTCCAGTTGAGAACGCCTTGTTGCATCCATTTGGGTAAATGTTCGTAAGCCAATTGCAAACGACCTAATAAATCTCTTGCCGTAGAAGATTTATTGGCCAATATTGCAACATTCACATTATCGTTAAATAATACATAATGTAAGAGGTAAGAAACTATAATAGTTGACTTTCCACTCTGTCTAGGTAATTTACATATTGTAAACCTATTGTCGTGAAAAGTGTCTACCATCTTCCGCTGAAAGTCGTACATTTCAAAAGGCACTAAACCTTTATCAATGGTGACAATTTTTAAATATTCTTGTATAAAGTATTTAGGATCCTCAAGACACTTCATCACCTCTTCGATTTGTTTCTTTGTAAATCTAGAAGCGGTGTGAGCTTTCTTTAAGTTAGGGTTACCTAAATATTGGTCAGTTGTTCCCATTTAATTTTTTAAGAAATCTTTGAAAGCTACTTTGCCTTCATTCATTTCTTGTCCATAATCCATTTTATTCATTAACACATACATCTTTTCACCAAGTAAGTTGCCAGTATCATAATCTGAAACATAATGAAACCCTGCCTGTACTCTACCATAACCACATTCGTAAGCCGCTTTCATTAATTCTTTTTCTAATTGTGGTACTTTACCAGCAACATATCTTGCAAGTATAACTGATTGAGTCGCATGACCACTAGGATATGACTTAGTTTTATTTGTTTTACTTGGTAAAGTATTTAAACTAGAAAGAACTTCAACAGGTCTTGGACGATTAAAAACATCTTTAAAGTGTTTAATTATTGGTACAGACTCTTTTATAATTTGTTTAAATTCACTATCATGAAACTCTATACCATTTTCCTCACAAACTTTGCGAATTGCATAGTAAGGTTCTTGGTCATGGTCTTGAATAGACTGAACATCTTTTTCTGTTCTTTGTCTAATTATTTTTTCCACCTGATACGCCTCTGTTAAATCATCAACAGGTGGTTCAGGTAGTGTAATTACTTCATGTAGGTTTTGTCTAAAAAATATCATTCGTTTTTACCCTTTAACATCTTTTGTAGTTCAGTTGTTGAACCAACAAATAAAGCGTTAGTAACATTCTTTGGTCCTTTATCGGGTATATCTTTTATCTTTTTTAATTTATCTTGTAGGTCTAAGAGATTTTGTGATACTTCACTTACTGTCTTGATTAATTGTCCTGCAACTTCATAAGCACGAGGATGTTCTCCTTCTTTTGCCAAACTAAGTATACCATCAATTGCTTCATTACCTTTATCAAGTAAATTATAAAGATTTTTTCTACCAGTCTCAAAGTCAATATCTGGACCCTTATCTTCTGGTACTAATACTTCGGTACTTGTTTTCTTAGGTAATACTTCCATCTCGAAAGTTTTATCTATCTCAGCAATACCTAGTACTTCGTTTAGATTATCATCAATTTTACTCATATTAAAGTCCTCTTAACTACTTATCATCACCAGACGCTTCATCATAATCTAAAGTGTCGGTAAAGAAATCTAGCGTGGTAGTGTATGTATAGTCATCATCTTTGTCAGCTGATGTTGGATTTGGTGTAACTGTAACTCTTTCGACTCTTGGTGAACTAGCACTTTGCGAGTCAGAATATAAGTCAGCTGATACTTTTTTAATTACAGCTGATGTAGATATTGGACCATACAAATATACTTTTGCTGTAAATGTTAGTGTGTAAATTATTCTTCTACTACTTGTTAATTCTCCTGTGTAACTATCTTGAAAATCTACATTGTTTAACACGATTGGTATATCACTTTTTGTATCCATTGTTCTATCTTCAATCATAGTAACAGTATAATCGGGTTGAAAGTATGGAAGTATTTGTTCTATTATCTGTAATCCGTCATCTGAATTAGCAACATAAACACTTAAAGCAAATTCAACATTATAAGGCACAGGTGTGTATTGACTATTCAGTTTAGAGGTGTCGGCGTTTGTTGTTACTTTAGTTATCTTTTGATTCTTATTTAACTTACGACCGCCATCGTAACTATATCCAGTAACTTCAAATGACATTCGAGGTAGAGTGATTGCCACAGATGAATCGTCCCCATTTAGGTCCTGCTGTGCGTCTAATCTGGCTAAAAACTTTTCTTTTGGTGAATATGATAAAGGTACTTTAATATTTTGTAGAGGATTCCCGCTAGAATCTAATCTCTTAATATTTACATTATTAAATATTGTACCGAACGCAATAACAGTATTACGAATTTTTTTGTGATAAAAGTGTTCTCCAAACATTAGTATTCGTCAACCTCTCCAAATGGATTTCTTTCGCTAAAGTCTAATATGTCATCAGCCGTTGATGATGTATTTGTTCCTGCAGCTGTTTCAAACGCCTGGCCTTGGTCAGTAGGTGATTGTGTTGCCATTGTGAAACTTTCATTAATTATATAATCTATTGCACCAATACTACTTTCTAAAACAACAGAACCAGTTTCATTTTCTAAACTAAATTGAAAATTCATTGTATCAGTTGATAGACTATTTTCAACACTATCAATCTGAGCAACACCAGTATCAATTCTTTCTGAACTGTATTCAAATCGTGTACAAGATAACTTGTATGTTGGTAAAGCACTTTGTTGATAGAACGGTTGTTCATGTTCTACAAACTGTATTTCAAAGAATGCTTTTGTTGTAGGAAAATAAACTAAATCACCCTCTTGTGGTCTATCAGCAACTAAATCTGCATTATTACCTACTAAAGTTTCCCATCTCAATTTAGATAAAGTAAAAGTAATATCATCTCTTAATTCTAAACCAAACTTTTTAATAATCTCTTGTTCGCCCATATATCCATCAGTATTATCCACATACATTTCAATGATGTATGAGTCATCAAATGAGCTTGCAGGATCCTCACCAAAGATTGTGTCTTTGTTGGCAATCTTTCTTGGTAAGTAAAAGACATCTTGGCCGTAAATCTTGAGCTGTTCTATAATTAAATCTTCGTATAGTCTCTGCTCAGATGTTGTGCCTGTATCGAAATAGACATTCGTTGGCATTTAGTTATCCTTGTTGCATGTGAGCGGGTTCTTCATAGTTACTTCTAATTTCTTCCTCTAACTGTCTTTGTTCTTGAATTGCTGTAGAGAATAATTCAGGCCCATTTAAAGTAACCCCACCTAACATAGCGGTGCCTGAAAATTTTGAAAGATTTTGTCCCCATTGTTTTTTAATTAAAGTGGTTGTATATCTTTTTAAATAAAGGTCATCAAACATATCTGTACTTGTTGCAGGGTCTAATCTTCTAAAAACCTCAAAGATTAAAAATTCACCTGCTGTAATATCATTCTTCCAGTCCATATCAAGAAATAATTTATTTGATAGATGATTAAATCTCATAGGTTTCTCTCCTACTAATATATGGTCAAGAAAGTCTAAATGTTGCATTGTCATCTGATAATGTACAATACTTGTAGATGAGAAATCGTATAGGTCGTTTAATCTTAATTGATATCTAACATCAAACAAATTTAAGTTTGCTCTATCAGATAAAGGAAATACATTGACAACTGAGATAACAGTTTCAGGAACTATAAGAAAGTTATTTCCTTGTTTCCATGTAGTGGTAACACTATTCTCTGTAACCGATTCAGATGTATCAGTAGTCATACGAGTTATATCGGCTGCTGTCACTTCATATTTTAAATACATTCTTTCAACACCATCAACATGATATTGACAGAAATATTGTACTGCCTCGTCTATTCTGTCGTCTACTTGGTCATCATCAACATTTATATCTATTACAGGCTTACCTAATGCTCGTAAACAATACTCTTTAAATGTTGCTTTTGTACTTGGGACTGCCATATATTATTCCTTTATAACTATTTATAACTATCATAATACCATTGCCATTGCAATAGCAAACGCAGGTGTCGTTTTTGTGTCTAGTTGTGTTTGTATTGCACTTGTAACTCCGTCTAAATGACCTATTTCAGTTGACGTTACAGCACTTACAGATACGTCACCATTGCCATCAGAAACTAATGCTCTTGCAGTAGTTAAGTTTGCCATCTTACTAAATGCGATTGCAGCTGATGCTTTAATATCTGCATTAACAATATTTGTAATTGTGTTATTATCACTATCAATACTCTTATTCGTAAGTGTATCAGTTGTTGCTTTACCTACTAGTGTATCAGTTGCGTTAGGTAAAGTGAGTGTTCTATCTGCATTAGGATCCGAAGCGACCAAAGTTGTTTCGTTTCCGTCATCAGTTGACCCCTCAAATATAACACTTGTGTTTACAGTAACAGTTGAGAACTCTGAAGCATTACCACCTGTGATATCTGTTAGATATGCAACTGTACCAGTAGCGTCTTGAAAAGTAACTGTTCTATCTGCTGTTGGATCCGTGATTGCAAAAGTTGTTTCATGTGCGTCAGCAGTTGCACCCTCAAATACAAGTGGACTAGCACCTGCAAAGACAGCACTTGTTGCTGTTACTGTTCCAGTTAGTGTTGGTGCTGTTAGAGATTTATTTGTAAGAGTTTGTGAGGCCGCAAGACCAACAAAACTTTCACTTTGTAAAGCACTATTAAATTCTGTTAAAGTTCCTGTAAGTGTGTTTGCGTCTAAATCTATTGTTTTGTTCGTAAGTGTTTGAGTAGCCGCAAGACCAGCAAAACTTTCATTATTCTGTAAAGCACTATTAAATTCTGCTAAAGTTCCTGTAAGTGTATTAGCGTCTAAATCAATTGATTTATTTGTAAGTGTTTTTGATGTGCCAGAAAATAAAGTATCTAGTTGTGATAATGCGGCTCTGCCTTCAGTACCACCGTCAGATACTAAAAGTAAATCACCTACTGCCAATGTGTTACTTGTTAAGTTGGTTGCGTTATCAATATTTACAATTGCCTCTACAACACCAAACTCTAAAGCACTTGCACCTGAATTAACTTTTAAAACTTGACCTGCAGTTCCTAATGATAAAGAAGCACCGAGACCACCATGTGTTAGTCCTACTGTATCGCCTGTCTGAAACTCAGAAAGACCAGTGGCAGTTCCAGCAGCATTAAATACTGCTCTGATTGGTGTTTTATTCGCCATAATTTATCCTTAAAATTGAAAAATGGTAGTGTCACTATCTGCTAGTGCGTTGCCATTTGCCAATGTAAATGTTTTTGTTCCTGTAAATGTTGCTCGAGTTTCAATTGAAGCGTTGAACTCAAAATCTGTATTCTTAGTATTTAGTCCTGCAGAAGCAGTAAAGAACGGTATTACTCTTGTGGGTTGTCCAGCAGACGCACCAGTACCACTACCTAAAACTGCTAATTCGTTTACACCTGATTTTGTACCTGCAGGTAATGTTGCACCTGTCGCTGATATTGCAATTGCACCTGTACCATCAGAACTTATTGTTGCGCCTGCAAGGTCAATTGTATCACCAGCAAGAAATAAATCATTAAATCTTTTTGTTGAACTACCTAAATTTCTTAAATTAGTTATATCTGGTACAATGTCTTGGTCAATTCGACTTAAATCTACTGGCGCCCCAAAAGTGCCATCTTGTAAATCTACACCGTCACCAGCATTTGAACTACTTCCGTCTGTACCATCTAAAACTACTCTATCACCAGCATTTGAACCACTTGCGTCTGTGCCATCTAAAACTAAATCTTCAGTTTCTAAAGTTGTACCTATGAATTTATCAGTTGCTTCATCATATTGTAAAACTCTTTTATCTACTAAAGCAGTATCAGTATCAATATCAGTTAATGAAGCCAATGATGAAGATGTTGTTCCAAAAACTATTTTACCTGTTGATGCTTGATACTTTAATACCTTGCCATCACCAATAGAACTTATATCTACATCATCTAACTTTGTTAAATTAACTTCACCGCCACCACCTATTGTGGACATTTGTTTAGTAACAACTTCTTTAAATTTAACAAACTCTTTTTTCATTTCATCTAAAGAGGTTATTCTATCTAAAGTTTTTAATTTTTCTTTATCTATTTCATTAGCAACTTTCATTTCTGAAAGTTTTTTAGTTACTTGCCCAATTATATCTGTATCTGAATCTATAGGTTCTAATTCATCTTGCCAAACTTCACTAACTGTTTGCTCTTCTTTTTTTACTTCTTCTTCAGGTTTTACTAATAATTCTTTTTGTTTTTTTGGTTTTGCTTTCTTTTTCTCTTTTTTTAGAGAAGAAAATAATTCTTCTATATTAGCTATTTTCTTTTCTGATTTAGCAACTCTTTCTTTTGTTTGTTTTTTTTCATCAGCAATTACAGAGAAAAAATCTAATAATTTTTCTGTTGGTTGTTCTACGACCTTGACAACTTTTTTTATATCTTCTTTGATTTTAGAATTTAATTTTTCTTCTTGAAGAAGTGAAATTTGTTTTTCTATATCTGGATCAATATCTATCATAATTATCTACTTACACTTGGGGTTATTGTTGCTCTTCCCTCTATTCTTCTAGTAATTAAACCAGATGAATCCGTTGTAGTTAAATCCCAAACATATCGACCTATTGATAAAGCACCGGTCACAGCATCGGTTAATGTAATCGAACAAGTGCCATCAGTTGCACTTATTTTTGCTGTGGTAAAAGATGTTGATGAAGTTGCAAGGTGAGTTTTCCTCAATGTAGCAGTTATCGTTTCACTTGATAAATCAACTACTGTTCCTGTTGAATCTTTTACTGTTAGTGTTTCAGTATAATCACAATCTTGGTCGATAGTAATATTCTGTATTGTTGCCATTAATCATTCCTGTCTTATTATACTACTATTTATAATTTAGGAAAAGAGAAAGCTAAAACAATTTAACGGAAATTGCCGTCTCATAGCCGCCCGCTAGGCGGCGTTAGGGGCTGTCTGTGTATGATTGTACCCCCTAATTTTAGACGTTTTTAACTTGTACATCTGATTTTCTTCTAATTATTGTAATTGGTTGTGGTTTTATATTATCCATAGAAACTTTTCTAGCTTTGCGTGTATTCTTAGGTTTACCGTTTACTGCCCAAAATATATCTTTACGGTCTTCTCTAAAATTACCTTCAATATGTATTGGGAAATAACCATTTGAAAGAAGTTCTATAGTAGAACAAAACATAATCACGTTATCACTATAAGCATTATTACAAGATGCTTCCCAAAGTTCGCCTGTTAAAAATAAACAAGAACCTTTACATAAATGTATTACAGGACAAGAAGCACAGTCTTTACGGTCACTCCAATGTGTGCCTGTTTTTATTTTTACGTTATCTAAATCGTTTACGTGTCCAATGTGATGTGAAATACCTGCAGGATTATTTGATACAGTACTTACGTTTTGACAAGTCATGACATTCCCATTTAAATCTACAGCCATATTTTCTTTTTGACTCATTCCACATTTTTGATGTAATGATTCTATGCGTGTTCCTTCTATTATACTTTTGATAAAACCTCTAGATTTATTATCAATCCAAGCAAACTTCGATGGTTTTTCTGCTCGAATTTCAGCCACTGCTTCAACTCTATACTTAATATCTTTTTCACTATCTGTTAAAGAAGTATCAAGACCTCCTTCATCATATGCATCAATAAAACTGCCTTCGCCAATCATTAAATATTGTAAATACTCTTCACCAATTTCTTGAGTTACATAGTCTTCAAACCATTTTTGAATAGCTGCACGACTTGTACTTTTGCCATGCACCATTGAATTAAAAGACATTTTATTTAAAGGCGCTAATCTTTTAAATAAATCTATAATACCTATTTTTGATTTGGGGTCGTGTAAAGGGTCGGGACTACGATAATGTTGAGCTATTCCATCATGTGATAATCCTATATAAAAATCATGCTCAATTAAAAAATCATTCTTCTCTTTATCTAATAAACTACCATTAGTAACCATGTGCATTGTACAATTAGGATATTTTTTTTTCAATGCAGTAGCTAATGGTTTCATAGTTTTCCAATAAACTAAAGGTTCTCCTCCCCAAAATTCAAATCTTACTGAGCCATCACCTTTATACCAGTTGTCCATGTTACTAACAAAGTCATCTACTTGTTTGTGATTAGTTGCTTTTGCTCTAGGAACAAATCTTTGACTACAATATGAACAAGAATAATTACAAGATAAACCTAATTGTATTTTAATTTTTTCTAAATCTCTTTTTCCTGTTTCCATTTTTGCAGGTTCAACAACATCTTCTTGTGTTTTACAGTCTGTTAAAACTGGTAATCCTGTGTCTTTCCATTTTAATGTGCTTACACTAGAGTCGTATATTATCTCTTTTCGGTCTTGTGTTTCAAAGTTATGACATGTTAATGTAAATTTCGCCATTATTTTTGTACCCTTTTCTTGTAAATATATTCCCATTTAGTTGCAGGAGTTAAATGTACCCCTACACTTATTCTAAGTTTATTTTTTTCACTAGGTGTTTCAGGTATATGAAAATATGATGAATTAAAAAGAACAGCCCTATTTGGCACGTATGGTACTCTATGAATTTTTTTATCTTGATGTATTTGTAATGCACCTGCCCAATCATTCTTCCATTCTTTAGAACCAAACCAAATAAGACTAAGGTCTTTTGACGTGCCGTCTTGATGTAAATGTGACTCGTTCAATGCAGTTGCACCATTGATGCCTACTCGTTGTACAGCATAAGGTGTTTTTATCTGTTCAT